CATCATCAGAGTCAACATAAACTTTCATCTTATCTTGAGTTGAGATCCTACTACCAAAAGGTTTTTCGGCATAGACCTTTGCGTCAGCTTCTCCTCCATAGTATTCACGCTTCTCTCTAATCAGTTTGCGAATTTCAAATTCAAGTGAGGTTTTAATCTGAGAAATATCAGTGTAGTGGTTTAAGTATTTATTATGGCAGAAAGGAATGTCAAGTGCGACCTGAGCTAGGTCAGCACTATACTGTTTGTTCTTGAACTGGAAGTCTACGTGACTATCCTCTGCCCATTCTTCTCTCAGTTTTTCAAATTTATTACGAAGGGATTCAAAGTTCATACTAATTCAAGTTTACCAAATGATTTAGAATTTAATCTTTTCTGTATGAGTTTACCATAATCTTCATGCAACTCACATCCAAGATAATGTCTTCCAAGTGACTTAGCTGCTACAGCAGTAGTACCTGATCCCATGAAAGGATCTATGATAGTATCACCCTTCTCACTACCAGCAAGGATACATGGTTCAATAAGTTCTTCTGGATATGTTGCGAAGTGAGCACCCTTATATGGTTTTTTATTTACTGACCAGACAGATCGTTTATTTTTCTTTGTATATGATTTTGTAAGACCCGAATGCGGTTGGAGTCCTGTTCCTGGATTGTGGTATTTTCCTTTTGATCTATCTCTTGTACCCCAGTCTTGCTTGACTGGTTCTTTGATTGCTTCATTGTCATAATGATAATACTTACTCTTACTTAGTAAGAAAATATATTCATGTGCTTTAGTACACCTATCCTTGACTGACTCAGGCATAGGATTAGGCTTATGCCATATAATATCTTGTCTTAGATACCACCCATCAGCACGTAATGCAAATGCAAGCATCCAAGGTATACCAATGAGATCCTTATCCTTGTATCCTACAAGTTTATTGGATCTACGTGGTGTCTGTACTGGTAGATCTTGTCTGTTCTGAGAGAATGTTTGTTTAGGTATACAACCATCTTTTCTGTAGTTGTAATAACTATCACCTATATTTAACCATAGTGTACCATCATCAGTCAGTACATCACGTACTTTCCTGAATACATCCACCATCTCTTCAACATATTCTTCAGGACTTTGCTCTTGTCCTATCTGAGAATCTTCACCACCATAGTCTCTCAACCCATAGTAAGGTGGTGATGTAACACACATCCTTGCACTATTAGGAAGAAATGCACATAGTGTTTCACGGCAGTCGCCAAATAAAATTGTGTCCTTCATTAACGCTTGGTAAAGCCTCTGTCACGTATATCATACTTCTCGTATTTGAACGTAACGTCAGCAGTTAAATAATCTATATCCCCTACTGTAGCATCAAAAGGCACTCCTGACAAGCTAACTGGGAAAATTTTATCAAATGTTATTATATGATTAGTGTTACTATGGGACGTTAATATATACAGATTTGCTTCTGAGTACTGATCTTTCTCTACTGTTCTACCTTCAGATAGACCATACTTTCTTATCCAATTATGAATGGAAGTATAGTTTACTAAGTCTTCATCAACAATAAAACGTAAATTTAAATCAGCAAACTGTACACCACCGCTACCAGCAATAGGTACTCTTCTAAATGGTGTATCAACTTCAGCAAATGGCATTGCTATATCTGGTATAGATGCAGATTGACAAAAGAAATCTACCCCCTCAAACAATTCAAGTTCTAACTTAAATCCAACTGGAGATAAAAAATTTCTATTTGTTGGTTGTTCTTTATACCAATCAGCAGCCACGACAACTTCCCAAGCTATACTTTATTTAGTATACCACCAGTACGGACCTTCACCTGGACCACCAGTGTAATCATCATCGTCATCATCATCCCATGTGATGTTTATCTTTGGTGGTTTCTTTTTCTTCCAACTATTAACCGTAATAACTGTAGCAATTGTCGCAGCAGATACTATAGGTGAAGCGAAGAGTAGTATCTTCTGTAACATTAGTAATGGTATTCGTCTAGTATGTCCAATGCACTATTTAGAGCCTGTTGTGCTGCCCATCTTTCTTTTGATGTCCACTTAGGCCATGCCATCTTAGTATCTATATCTCTTTTGAGTTTCAACAGTCTTGCTGTCATGTCAACTTTGGATAATCTTCCGTTCATATTCAGCTAACTGTTATATCATATTATACTATATTTAATAAAAAAAGGGGTGCTTTCGCACCCCTTTGATTTGATATCGTAACCGATTTACATTAGGTTAGCAACCTGTACACGTCTGTAGTACTGGTTGATGTTCGCTGTAAGAGCTTCAGCATCAGGTGTGCCGTTGCCTTGAACAACGAATGGGTTAGCAACCATTCCGTAACGTGTCTTAAATCCAATCTTGGGCTGGAAGGTATCTGGACCTATTGATCTGACCATTTGTAGGGGTACATATGGGCAATAGAATAGTCCTGCATCATAAGGAGATGAACCCTTATAACCAACAACATAGTAGTGCTTGTCAGATACGTTAGCAGAGTAAGGATCAACAAAGACCTTAATGCGTCCGTTAATTGTACCAACAAGTAGATTTCCTGTGTCATCTACCTCACCGATGGAAGGACCACCAGCACCAGTTAGACCAGAAGAGTAGTCAAGAGTACCACTCATAGCAAGAGCAGAAGCTACATCAGCAGAAGTGATGATGAAGTTCCCTTTTCCTCTACGAGTTTGCTGTGCGATTGCGTTAGCATCTCTTTCAACTTGGAACATCAGTCCTTTGAATTTTTCAACTGACCATCTTCCATTACTGTCTACGTCTAGGTCAAATACACCAGCGTTTGCTACGTTGTTAGCAGCACCAGGTTTTGCAATTGTGTATACAGTACGTACAACCTCACGGTTGATTTCAGCAAGGATCTCACTAGACAAGATGTTAGCAAGTTCTTGCTCTGCATCAAGACCGTGAATTGCTTTCAAGTCTTGAGCAAGTTCTAAGGTGTACTCTGCCTTGAGGGCTCTGGACTGTGCAGTCACAGCAGTCTTCTCAATGCTGAATGACATCTCACGGAACAAGGTTCCAGCTTCTCCTAAACCTTCAGCAACATTTCTTGCCATTGGCTTAACGCCACGCTCGTATGTTCCTGGAGTTGAATCGTTTAGAAGTCCTGGGTTTGAACCGTCTGTTGCATCATTAGCAGGGTTGTATGCATTAGCAGTAGCATCAGAACCAGCAGAGAAGTTTGAATCTGCTTCGTTGAATAATGCTTCTGGGCCAGCTTTAGTCTCGTAATGAGCCTTCATTGCGAAGATAAGACCTGTAGGTCCAGACATAGGCTGAACACCGCAGATATCATATGCAACTAGATTAGGCATCGCACGGCGAATCAAGCTGATAAGTACGGGGTCAAATCCAGCTAATCCACCAGTCTTGGTATCTAAACCAGAACCTGATAGTGCATTACCACCAATAGCTCCAGCAGCGTTGCCACCAGATCCACCAGCTTCTTGAAGCATTCCACGCTCTTCACGTATGAATCTTTCTTGGTTTTCTAACAGTACAGCAGTAACGCTCTTCTTATAATTGTCCTTGATGGCAGCAGTGCCTTCATGGTTCAGAACAGGTGACCACTTTTCTGTCAGAGCTTGTGCGTTAAACATTTGTTTAATCTCTCTTATTTAAAAGTAAGTTAATTTGATATTATTTCCAGCGAGCAAGTGCAGCAGTGTACGCATCCATTGCTGGATTTGTACTTGGTGCTTCTACTCCTTCAACTGGTGTTTCATCAGCAACTTCTGAGGTTGCAATTGCAGTTTTCTTCTCTGAGAAATATGCTTCCTTAAAGGTTGTTACCTTCTTAGTGAAGTCTTCCTCTGATACGAACTCTACAGTTTCAGCAAGCTTGCTGAGTTTGTCCTTCTGAGTATCTGCCAATCCTTCTGACACTGTGGTCAAAATAGTAGTTTTTGCAGACTCATTTAGACGGGATTGAAGTTTCACATTGGACTTGACCTGTTCGTCTAGTCTTTCTTCCATCTCACGAAGTGATGCAGCCATACCTTCTACCACCTCAACTTTCTCATCGGGGATAGCAATATAGTGCTCTTCAAAGAGATTCTTGAGACCTACCATGAAGTCTTCAGTAATCTCATTCTTTATTCCACTGTCAACGGCGAGTTTGTTCTCTTCCATCCATTGAGCAACGGCGTAGTTAACTGTGCCATTAACATCTTCAGTAAGATCTGCTTTCGCAACTTCAATCTTTTCTAAAGTTTCTTTGGCAAAGTGTTCTACAATCTTGTCATGCTCTTCTGCAAGTTTTGCCTTAACAGCAGCCTCAAATATTGTTTTGGCTTTCTCGGCAAACTCTTCAGAGAGTTCAGTTCCTTCTAGGAGTGCTTTTACGTCATCAGATAAATCTACAGACTCAAAAGAAGGTTTGATTGGGTACTGTACATCTGGACCTTTAGAAGTTCCATATGCAATACCAGCTTCAAGTTTATTAGCACCAGCTTCGTCACCAGGCTTACCTGAAGTTGAAGTTTCACTAGTGTCTTGACCAACGGGAGCAGCAGCCTTAGCACCAGGATTATCCTCACCTTCTTCTTTATTAGAATGGAGAGGCTCTGACTGGGATCCACCCAAGTCTGTTACTGATTGTCCATTAGCAACTGATGGTGGTACGGTTGGAGAAGAACCTGATGGTTCATCTTTTCCGCTTGACTTCTGTTGTGGGTCACCCGAAACAGCTGAAGGATCAGATCCTGTAGCAGGTATAACAGTTGCGGTAACTGTAGGCATAGGATCTTGATACTCCTTAAGAATATCTTTCTGCTCAGTAGCAAATTCCCCGAACTTTTCGTTTAATACATCGGACATTATATCTTCCTGTAAATTTACTGTTGATTTATCTATAGTTTATTTATGAAATCATAAACCTGTGAGGAAGTCATTGAACACGGCAAGTGTTCTCTCCTCTAAGTTTTTGCGAGTAGCCTCGCTCATGTGACGATGGTATTTAGCCACTTTAGTCTCCTTAAGTATGCCGTTATCCCAAGCCCACTCTTTACCTTCCATGATACCATTGACAAAAGCATCAGGTGCGGAAGGATCAGCAACTATATCTGCTGCTGTTGCTAACATGAAGTCATCCATAACTACGTTACAGTCTTCACGTCTATCAATAGAACCCATTCCTCTGGATGAAACACCAAGTTTCACACCTTCATCAAGGAGTGACTTAGCAATCTTACCCATTGGGGTATCTAAGATTTGTGCTTTTCCAATAAAGTTATTCCCCTCAGATTTAAGCGAGGTAATTCTGTGGGATACACGGTCAAGATTAACAGTAGGACCGTCAGGATGACCCAACTCACCAAGAGCACGTGATGTTTTAACATACTCCTCGTTATATCTGTTAACTTCCTTCTCAAGAACTGAGAATGGATACATACGTCCATTGCGATTCTTAAGTTCAGACTGAAGGAATACTCCCTCAATATACAACTTCTTAGAATCACCTTTACCCTCGGTA